AACACGACGACCAAAGTTTTTGCCGGAGCATCGATTGCCCGGCATGACGGCCCCTTAGCTCAACTGGATAGAGCAACTGCCTTCTAAGCAGTAGGTCGCAGGTTCGAGTCCTGCAGGGGTCGCCAAAAACCTAAATAAAATCAATAGTTTTCAGTATTTTTCCGACATTCGTACGACATTATTCCGACCGTCCGACTTTCATCCGACATGGATGTCAGACCGGGTTGCCACCAGCCCACCGTGTCAGCCTCGATATTACCAGATCGGAAATCCACATCGCACTCGCTCCGGTCAGGAAAGCAGCAGCGTTCATGGTGGCAAGCGGATCCTCCGGAAGCGGCCAGTTGATGCTGTAAAGATAATGCAACAACGGCGTTGTGAGGTAAGCCGCGGCCAGAGCGCCACATACTGGCGAAATGATCATTTCTTTCCACGTAACATTTGGGCGGGAAAGGGCCCGAAGGACGCCGCCAAAGAAGCCCGCCAGCAGCACGCCGAGCTTGATACCAATTGCATCGAGAAATTCAGTGAGGGACATGGCGCCAGCGCTTTCGGATATCGATTACTACAAGCATTCTGGCATCATGCCGGTTCCGTCAAATGAGCGCTCAACTCCAACAGCCTTGCCGCTGGCCGTTGCGATCATTTCCAATGACGCGTTCAGCTCCCGGCCGATCGGCAGCGATCAACGCCACAAGTCCGCCAGGGGAAAGATTATTCTTTGCCCAACCCGCGCAGCTGCTCGCAGGCATCGACTGGCACGCCGTTGCTGCGAAGGCCAAGAACGCAAAGCTCATAATCTGTTTTGGTCTGCAGGCTCGCATCGTCACCCTTCCTCTGCATCTCAACCTTTGCTGCCGCGATCGCAATCTCAGAAAGTGCGGCCGACCTTCCCTCTCGTTTGGCCGCCGGCACCATAACCAGCGAGGCGACGGCATAGGTGGCCGCGACGCCGGCGGCCGCACCACCTATGGCAACCACCACTATTGCGAGACGATTAAGCATCGCCTATCCCCAACGCACGACGAACCGCCGGCATCGTCGTGATAGCGTAGACCGCAAATCCGACGATAACGGCGAGCAGCGCGATCTGAACGCGCCAATCAAGCTGGAAAGCCCCCAGCTTTTCGGTGATCGTCGTGCTCGAGATGCCCCCCGCGAGCAGCCACGTCCAGAAGCGGCCGGACTTCCTGACCGGCTTGACCTTTGGCTTTTCGACGGCGTCAGGGCCGACGTTTTCGATCGGCGCTGCAGCCGTGCCGCCGCTGCCTCGCCCGCCCCTTGAAGGCTTCACACCAACAGTCGCGGCGGTATCCGCCTCAGTCATAAGCGCAGCAAGGTCGCGAACATGCCGTAGGCGCTGCTCAACCTGCTCCGGCTTCACAAGAGACTTATTAACGCCGTCGCCGGCGTAATAGCTCTGACCGCGAGCTACTCTCCGGTGAGCACCATCCGTTTCAGAAAGGACCGGAAAGCTTGCCCACTCCTTCGCAAGATTAAGGCCAAACTGCACCAGATTTAGTTTCCCGGCGATAAACTCGGAATACCCCCGACGCAGAAGCAGATAATAACCCAGACGATCCTGCAGGCTGGGGGCGAAGATGGTTCGGCCGTCGATCGTGCGAATTTCCTTGGCGATGCCCTGCAGCGTCGCGCGCATGAACTGGTATCGGCCGGCAGCGCTCGAGGCGGTTTTATGCCCCCAGTTATTCCGCACCCAAGTCTTGCTGCCCCAATTAGCCTGAGCGTCGACGATGTTACCGTACGTCATCTGGGTCAGCGGAATGGCCAAGTTTCCCTGACGGTTCCCGAAAATTGTGTCGTATCCTTGCGGTGCTTCGATATCACCGATGAAGTCCAGCAGGTTTTGCGCATGCAAGGGCACGGCGTCAGGCAGCTTTGCAGACATGAAAAAGGCTCCGGTTTTTCAACTGGAGCCATGGTAAACGCCGGAGGGTAGCGTCAAATGCCCTAGGCAGTCATCACGGAGAGCTCTCGACCAACCCCATCAACATTACACCAGTTGCCGCCATCTTGCATATTGGTGCCTTGTGTTTTGCGGGGTCTTCTGCCAGTTGCTTGCGAATGAGATTGAGGTTGAGAACGCCGGCCAGCTTATCTAGGCGGGGCAACGTGTATTCGACCATGATGTCATTCGCCTTTTCTTTGTTTGGCGGGTACTTCTCGATATTTTTGATAGGCGCTCTGTCCCGCATGCCCTGCATAGGACGCCGACCCTTGATAAATCGTTTCTCACGCGCCGCAGATGCGAAACGAGGCGCAATTTCCTTCTCGGCGAGAGGGAAGGAATTTAGAGCCGGAAACAAACGGTCGATTATCTCGAACGACAACTCACCGAATAGCTGCCACTCTGTATCCTTGCGCCTCGCCAGCTCATAGCCAGAAACCGAATAGAGCGGGTCGAATGACTGAAAGTATTGCTGCCGCGCTGTCGCCGCGCCGCCGTAGTGAATGCGGTTCCGGAAGCCGATGTACTGATCGAACAAACGTTGCCCAACAGACCCCGGCTCAGAACATAGCTGTGAGACGAATAAATCCTCCGCCGATCTTTCGTCTGCAAGCAGCTTCCGTCTACCCGCAAAAAGTGCGAACATTTCCTTAGCGAGAGGTTCCGTCATAGGTTGATCGAAGTAGTCGTTCCGCCGCCCCAAATTGTAGTACTGGACCTCAGAATAATAGTTGCGCCACAGCTCTCCCATTGCGCCAGTTATTACCCGAAAGTCTGTTCGCGGTCGGACCATCCTGAACGCAACGTCGTCCAGCCAGCGAACACCAGCGCAAAATGCGCCATGTCCCTCAAACTCAGCGTCGGAGATGAGCTCTGCGGAATAGGGACTGTTGACCAAGTCGATATCAAAAGCGTGAGCAAAACGTTCCGAGCAAATTCTGTCAGGCGTACCGTTCCCACGGGTCAGGAAATCTAGCCGGTCATGTAACCCGAGATGAAGAGCAGCAGCCAGGGTCACACGGCTGTCAAGGCCACCAGTCATCTCCAGAACGATGCGCTCTTGTCCGACAGCAATCGCGTTCAGATTTTCTAGAATTTCATCGATGGCACGGTCTCTGAGCGCTTCGTCCGTAAGAGTGTCTACCGAATTGTCCCTGGCACTGGTGATGGTTGCCTGGCCGTTCGCCAGATAGACTTGCGACTGGACGGGCAGGAACTTCGCGCCCTCAACCGGAAGATCGCCAGATTGCAGGTTCCCCATGGCTAATGTCACACCAAGGGCCGCGGGGTTTATCTTCACTGAAACGCCGGCAGATCGCATCTCATGAATTAGGTCCGCGATATTGTTTGACGCGATGGCAATTCCGTCGCCTTGGAAAACGTATGTGAGAGAACTTCCGAGCGGATCCGGGCGGAGCATCCCGCCGGAATGATCAAGGAACGTTCCCGCATCGCCCGCATATCTGATGCCTATTCGGTGATCGCCACCAAAATTTTTTTTGCAGTTTTCACCCGATTTCTTGCTAACGAGCGTTTGTCTTCCCAACAGTTGCAACGGAACCTCCACTTTAGGGCATTGGTTTGCTACCACTACGGCCGCCCTCGCGTGAAGAGGCGGCACGAAATTTACAGACCAAAAGCCTTGGCGGCGATAATCCCCCTTACCGTAGAATCTTGCGGGTTAGCGGCGTCGAACACGAAGACATCAAAAGTTGTCGTCGTTTCATTATCAACGAAGACATTCCTCGTTGCGACCGACGTTCGCTCAACGATCACGGAAACGGCATAGTTGTCGTGTCCGAGATTGTGCGTCACCCGATATTGCCCGACGCCAATCTTCGCGACAGTTAATCCGACAGTGTTGCTGTAAGAGAGGATAGAGTCCCCATTGGCTCTAATGGTGAAAGGAATGACTTGCGCGCCCGATCGGCGATATAGAGCTTTATGGTTAGCCCCCCGGAGATCAAATGTTGTGGGAACAAGATTACCACTTCTTATTGCGTCAAGATCGACGTCGATGGCCATACCGTTTGGATTGGGGCCGCCGTTCTGGCCAATCAGAGCAGCCAGCTTTAAATCTATAGCGCTTGCGCAGTAGATGTTGCGGATCGTCAATCCTCCTCGCTGCGCCGTAAGAACAGGCGCGCCTATTTCCTCCTCGCGGGCAAAATAAAAATAACCGCCCATCTGATTAAGGATGTGCAGGTTCTCAACAATCACCCGGCAATCGACGCCGGCGTGGTTTACGATCCAGGCGTTGGTGCGCAACGCGGAGGCATTTATGAACAAATCCTTGATGATGATCGTGCACTGCGAGCAAACGACCTGGGCACCGGTGCCTCCTACCTGATACCCCCTGCGAAAGCGTGCCAGAAACGCAATGTCGGACGTTAGGTATAGGCGATCAACCGATATCGTTACCCCTTGACACCCATATAGGTTGAACACCGCTCGTTGGCCGTCCATGTGGCCGTTGAATGCTCCACCCAAGGCGGGGAAGTGCAAGAACGAATTTTCAGCACCCTCAATATCGAGATGGCGAAAGAACGAAAGCGCCGCGCCCCCCTCAACGGTTAGACCCCGACAATTCCGGAATTTGTAGTTGGACGAGTATCTGTTTTCTCCATCAAGAACGCCAATCCTCATATTCTCTGTAGTGGCGAGGGTCGACCGGTCAGCGACATAAAGGACGTGCGGGTCCTTATAAACTGGAGCCTGCCCAACGGTCAGACCAGTATCGGTCTGCGTTTCGGAAATCTTGCCTCCGATGATGCGGTCAACATACCCATCTCGCCCCTCCGTGAACAAAAGGAAATCGCAGTTGTCGAACGAGATGTCGTAGATTCTCGGTCTGCGGCTCTGAGCACCGGCCGCATTGCTTGTCCAGTCACCATAGAACGCAACGGGACATACGAAGCCTTCAGCATGCAGCCGCTCCGCAACAAAATCATCACCGCCACCGTGGAAGATCAGCGCACTATCGCTTGCAGCCTGAGCAACACCTGAAATCCATAGGCTTGTCGCTGCCTGCAAGTCGTCCTTATTCGTGACCTTGATCAGGATGTAGTCGTTCGCGCCCTGTGGCGATGAGAGGGTCAAGGTTACGGATGACGTGCCGAGGCCTGCAATACTCGCTGGGTTTTCAAGAACGCCGTTCCTGAAAAGAAACACCTTGCCGGGCGTCGTGGATGGATCAGCGCCGCAAACATATGGCCCTGCCGAACCGGGAGCAAAAAACGCATCGTGAAAATAGCATTTGATGCCGCTATTCCACGTTTCTCCGCCAAAATCGAGGAACCTGGCCCCAGCCGGCCGTACTGACATATCGGCGGGATCAGCGGTCGCAAACACCGGCCGACCCCAAGTCTTCTGGCGGAAGATAGTATCGCGCCGGCCGGCCCCCTGCGTTTCGACGAAATCACCGTAAACAGGGATGAAGTCCGTCAGGTAAAAGGACCCGGCGGGCCAAATGACTTTAGCGTTGGAAAGTCCGGAATAGATGGACCGCGCCGTTGCCGTCACATCTTCACCGGCACGAATGCCGTACGCAAGAACGTCGATCTCCTTTCGCCCGCCTGCAACACGATGGGCCAACCCCCATCGCTTGGCACCAGAGTTGGAAAGCTGCTGTCCAGGCTCATCAGCTTCAAGCGCAGGCTTGAGGCGGTAGAGCGCGGCCCCCTTCCCATCAGCCGCGTAATAGCCACGCGTCTCCAACCCAATGATCCCATCCTTTATCGTCATGCCCGAAAGCCCTACAGCTGTAGCGACAATCGGAACCTCACTCGACGAAACGATATCGTTCACCCATCCCTGAACAATGCTCTTTGCGGCCTCAACCTCATCGCCTATCGCGACGATATCGGGACCCGCCACGAGGCGGTCGCCCTCTTTCATTAAGGTTCGGCCATCCGGGATACCGGCATCGAGCGTGAAACTCTGCGAACCGAAATCCGTCATAATTGCGCGTCCGAGATCTCGACGCAGCTCCTGCTGCTGGGTGGCAATCTTGGAGAATTCTTTTTCCAGCGCATCCGGATTAATTCGCGTTCCGGACATCACGCCGGCGTCACGAGCAGCGATGCGCGAGGACAAAACAACAAACCGCGTTGACGCCGGCACAGCCGCCGGGAATTTGATGCTGAAATAATCGAGCGGGTTCAGAACATTGTTGCCGTTGACCTTCGTGACGACGACGCCGGTAACCTCGACGTACCGCTTTGCACCTGTCGGCCGCCAACAAACGACGACGTCGTCTGTATCGAAAATCTCGAAGTCAAACGGGCCATAGGTATCTCCGCCATCGCCCAGGAGGATGCCACTCTGCCTAAGCTGCCGAGGAATAGGATAAGGATTTTCAACCATTGTCGCCCCGCCTGAATTTTTGGATCAGGCAGAGCGTAAGGGCCAGCGGGCAATGTTAAGTGCGGGGCCGGCCTAATCAGCCCCCAGCGCGGCCTCAGGGTTTGGCAGCCGCTTGAACGTCAGTTCACCAGGCTCCCACCAGTGTGAAGCTTTGGCCTTCTGAGACTTGAAACTTTTATCGGCATCAGGATCGAGCAGCCACTGCAGCTGATCGACGAAGGCACGACGATACCAATGGCGCGTTGCTGGGTGCGAAGACAGGATAGGCGTGTAACGACCAACATACTTCGCCGCTGCGCGACCTACCTGCTGGTCTTCCGGGTAAATAATAGCTTGGACACTCTTAAGCGTGAGATCCACGGTGTCTGAAATAAACGCCCCACCAATACCCCCCAGTGTCGCCGTCAGGCCCTGCCCAAAACGATTTTCCGATTTATCGACGAAGTCGGCAAACAAACCACCACCACCGCCCTTGACGAAGGCTTTTACCCAAAACTTGCCTTCCGTCATGTCTTCCGGATCTTTTCCGTTCAGCACACTCAGGATCTGGGTGTACATCGCCGCTCCGATCGTCAAAGGTATAGCCATAGCTGCAAAATACCCCGAACCGCGAGCAACGCGACCTGCCGTGCTTTTCGAGAGCATGGAATAGACATACATCGCCTCCATCTGCCGCGCCGTAAAGCTCATGCCGAAGCTCATGAACTGGGATCCGAACTCGGCGATTTCCCCCAGGATCGTGCCGCGCTCCACCTTTCCCGTCAGCACACTCTTGATGCGCGGATCTCCTGCCGGAACCGATCGTTCCTGCCATTGCTGAATGAACTCGGCATATTTTTCGGCAAGCATACGATCGCCCGTCTTCTCAAAGACGCCGCCCGGATCCAGAAAACCCATATCGTCGACGCCGGCACGCATCTTGTGCCAGTCGTCAGGCGTAATGCCGAAACCTTCCATGGCACGCTGCAGGAGCGGATTAAGATCGATCCAGTCGGTATCCTTTTCAGCCAGGCCACCGAGCGTTTCATGCCAAGCCGTCGCCTCGAGACGCTTGCGGGCATCCGTCAATGGCGAAAGTGCGTTCCAAGTCAGCGACCGATCGACAAGATAGCGGCTCCATTCATGGCCAAACATCTGGTCGACAAAGCGCGCGCTCTCATTCATCGTGTGCAGATAATCGTCCCAGATCATCGCGCGGCGCGCCATCGCCTTGCGATCGCCGTCACTGGCGAAACGCCTCAGGATCCCGCCGAAACCACGCACGACAGGAAGGCCAGCCAGCCGGCGCGATGCCGCCGCTACAAACGGATCTGTCGCTGCCGCCAGAATGCCAGTCGATCCGAGCGCCGCAGATGTCGCGAGGTTACGAATATCACCCGCCCATTGGGCCGGCCCACTCAAGACGGTTTCTCGGCCGCGTAATGCCCGCCAGAGACTGTCAACGCGGTACTCAGCGACTTTTACAGCATCCAGACCCGGAACTTTCAGACCTTCGATATTGAGCGCGCCAGACTGGCGCTTACCGATATCGACCTGCACGGCCTGCTTCAGCCACTCCATGGTCGCGTCAGGGTTCGGCCCGAAACGCTCCATGGCGGCGATGTCGCGCGCCACGCCGTTGATGTGGTTGAAAATGGAACCGATCGCGTCGGAGCTACCGAACTTCTCGTTATAGGTCAGCCAGCTTTTTGCATCCCTGAAAATCAGGAAGCGACTGTCTTGGTATTTGCTGGCCACCTTGCCTTTGCCGAACTTGCGCCCCTCCGGCCGACGATGCGCCCAGCCATCGGAGGTGATCGTTTCGAAAACATAGTCAAGCGAACTATCGAGACCATTGGCGCCGATCACCTCCCCCGTGTTCGGATTGGTCATCTGTTCCGGATCGAGCAATGGCCGGATGAAATCTTTCCAGCGCTGACGCGCCTCCTCCGGAGTGCGACCCAGCTTGCGGATCGCCCGGCGGTTATGGCTATGCACGATGCCCCAGTCCTGCCGCTTTGGAATGTTGCCGCCGGCATCATTGAAGCGCAGCCGCAGATCCTCGAGGACGCCGGAGAGAGCACCCGCCAGCGCTTTGGCCGTTGGATTGCTCACATGCTCACCATGCATGGCGGTGATGAGATCCGGAATATCGACCTTGTTCAAACGACGGCCGAGCCCCTTGGAGCGCCGGAAATGATACATCACATCCGAAAGCTCACGATGCGCCAGGGCGATGATCGCGTTGGCCTTGCCGGCCATGCTCTGGGTGCCCTTGTAACCATTGTGGATCATGAGCGACAAAACGGCATCGAGCTTGTCCGGACGGCCTTTCTTGTCCCTGTAGTTCTCGATGAAGCCCGCCAGATCCTTGCGCGCGGCTTCCGTCAGATTTACCTGCCGGCGCATTTCTTTCGCATCGGCGCGCAGCGCGGCCGCCACCTCATCGCGCGCAGCCGCCATCGCCTCCCGCTCCGGCATTGCCGAACGCTTGCTGTTAAAGCGGGCATCGTAATAGCGGTGCAATTCATCCGCCTGGCGCGAGTTGATCGCCCCCTGTGCAACGGCGGAAGCCAGACAATCGCGCAAGCTCATAGTTTACATGCCTCCAGGAGATCGGCGAGGAATTCAGGCTCTGACGCCATTTCAAGTGCTTCACGGGCGGAAACCACGCTCACCTTGCCGTCGCCGTCCTCGATCGCGATAAAGTCGAAATAGTTTTCGGGGTTGCCGTTCACGTCGCGCGTGGGTTCGGCGAGCTCGCCGGCGCGGATCTCGGCGTTTCGCATACTGACGTCATCGAGCGGCTCAGCGACGACGCGCGGGCGTATAGCTTGCTCTTGCAGTGACCGATCAGCGGACGAAGCCGCTGCAGCCTCATCGATCTGGCGCGCGGCCGACTGAGGAGAAATGGAAGGATCGGAGACCTTGTCGGCAATAGTCTCGACGCGCGCAGCGGCCTCATCGATGCGCCGCGCGGCATCTGAAACGTCAGAAGCAAAAAAAGTGTCGGCGATATCGTCGATTGCATTTGCGTCGCCACTGTAAATCCGCTCGTAATCGTCGGGCCGCATGGTCGGAAGGCGTCCGGCCTCCTGTTCCGCCAGCATGCGCTCGACGATCTCAGGCGGCGGGAAATTGTCCGGATCCGCCGCATACCTCTCTGCGGCCTGCATGACCTCGATCTGTGCCGGCGAGGCGTCCGAAGACACCATGTAATCGTCCAGCAAGCGCTCCTCAAAGCTGCGATTTATGAGATCGAGTTTTTCAGGTGTGAGATCGACATTCATGGCTTTCGCGATGGCTTCGATGTCACCAGGCTGGGGATTGCCCTCGAGGACGCGCGCCGCGATCTCCGGCCCGCCTTTGCCCATGCGATAAACGCGGGCAAGCTCAGCACCGCCCTGGATCGACCCACCAAACAGCGCGCCGAACACGGCCGCGACGCCCGCATTCTGCAGCATGGCGCCCATACCATGCTCGAGCCCGGCCGCGCGCTTACGCTCCTGGCTCAGTCCCTGCAGGACTAATTCCTGCCCACCATTCAAAAGCGCTTCTGTCAGGAGGGTTTTGCCGATCCGGCCAGCAACCGTTGACGACGTCGCGCCACCGGCCCCAAACATCGCCATGCCCCACTGCGTCGGATCGCGAGCTGCGCCGCGCAGGCCGCCGACAAGCTGCGCGCCAAGACGCCCCGCCGCGCCGAGCTCGGGCGAGTTCAATGCTTCCTGTGATGCCTTTTCGGCATCACGCATTACTTGGTTGTGCGCGTCTTCAACACTGGTTGACAGAACCTGCTCGATTTCCTGCCGATATTTGCCCGAGAGCGACAGCGCCTTGGTGTTGAACTCCTGTTCGCGCGATGCCCTGCTCTCATCATCAACGGATGAAAACGCCGTGCCGCCACCGCCGAGTGACATAGCCATAACAGCCGCGCGATCGGGATCCAGATCGACGGCTGCAGCCTCACGCATTGGATTGGGCAATGTCTGACCGGTGATATCGGCGATGAGCTTGATACGCTCATCATAGGCTTTCTCGAGACCATAATAATCGGCGTTGGTGTTTTCGATCAGCCGCATCGTTTCATCGGTGGCGCCGGCCGCTTTCGTCCAGGCCTCACCCCAACTTTCCGGCCCAGCCGAGCGGCTGGCAGGCAGATCCGTGACATTTGGCAGCTGGATCATCGGTAAGCCCCCGGAACGCGTGCACCGAGCTTGCCACGCATGCCGGCGAGGTCGAGCACCACGGGATTTCCATCTTTGTCGGCAATGAATTGAGGAGACGAGCCGGACAGATCTCCCAAAGCAAAAGCGTATCCACCATTGACCGCGATCGGCGTCGCCTTCTGGAAATCGCGAGCGGTCCAGGCGCGTCCGTTCTTGGCGACCACCTGCCCCACATCACCATCCTCGAGCGCATCGATGAGGTCGCCGAACTTGTCTGCCCGGATGGATGGCGGCACAAGGATCTGACGAGACCGGGAGAACATCCCGCCGCTAAATTTCGTGAACCCGCCGAACTGGACGCCATTCGAGAAGGTTGCGCCGGCCGCCTCCTGGTAGGCCTTTTCATAAAACGGCCGTGCGTCTTCTTTCTTCGGATCAACGCCAGCATCGTAAAGACGCTTGCGAGCGATTGCGGCGGCCGCCTCGTCAAGTCGGTTCACCTCTGCAGGAGAGAACTGGAGGGCGTCGCCGGCAATCGTCTGGGCAACAGGAATACGCTTTGTGTTCGGGATATCGGTGTAAGCCTTGCCTTCCGGACTTTTTCCGTAACCGGAGATGAGATCGAGCGCCGCCTGTCTGCTGCCACCTGCAGCTATCAGGCCGCCGGAAAGAGCAACCGCTGGCGCAGTCTCCCCGAGCTCACGCAACACCCGATCGGCGTCGCGGCCTGCAGCATCCACCAGACCTGCAGCGATCGCCAGCCCCTTTGCCGGATCGGCCTTCACGGCTGCCTCGATTTGCTCGGCTTCACCAGGGCGGAAGTAGCGCGGAGAAACGCCGAAATGTTGCCCGGCCGCGTTGGATGCATTTATGCGCTCAGAGAACGCGCCGGCAACCGCCGCCGGATCCACATCACCATCCAGTGGCAAGCCCTCAGAAACAGGCAGGACGCCGAAGCGCTCAGCAACGCCGAGCGGATCCGCCTGCAGATCCTTGCGGTGATCCGCTATCGCCTTCCGGGCAAAATCCACATCGTCGGATGTCGCATTCTCACCCAGGATGGTTTTTAGGGATTTTTCCACCTCTCCGATCGGCTGGGTTCTGATAGCGTCGGATATCTTCATACGCGTCAGAGTAGACGACACAATCTCTTTGCCGCGGGGCGCAGTGCCGGCATCGAGCTGAAACCGGGCCAACTCATCAGCGCCCACCGGGAGACCACGGGCGATGCGCTTAGCCATATCCTCGCCACGCTTCTCAAGGTCGGCATTCGATTTGGCATCCTGCGTTCGGCGAGCGCTTTCCGCGCCCATCAAACCTTTGTCGATGGCGTCCCAGTCGTCGGCCGTGACACCCTCGAGCTTTCCGGCGGCATAATCGCGCTTCATATCCGCACGCATCGTCTTGATCTGGTCAGCATTGAGCAGTGCAGCCTGCCTGGTGTAAAAACCTACCGTCAGATCCGACCGGCTTTTCCGCTTTGCCTTTTCCGCCTCACCTGCCGTCAGGACACCTCGAGCAACGGCGCTGTCATAATGGGCGTCGATGGTGGACTGCGTGTCAGCCAGCGCCGCGCCGGCTGCATCGTCATCCATTTTCAGGCCGGCGAGCTGCTGGCTTTTGCGGTTCTCGAGCTCGTCCACACGGCCAAGAAATTCGACACGGTTGGCAGCATCTGCCCGCTCTTTCTGATCGGCCCGCGCCTTGCTCAACAATGCCATGGAGCGCTTGTTGTATGCGGCGGTGTATTCCGGCGCGATTTCCTCAAAAACGTTGTCCCGCAGATCTGCGGTCAGATTTTCCTGTAGTGCCTTTTCGAGCAAGACAGGATCGTCTTTGTATCTTTCAAAGACCGCCTGCTGGTTTTGAACCATGGCCGCGTCTGCTATCTCGAGATAGGTGCGGGTACCCTTGACGTCGAAAGCCCGGCCGTAAACCGTATCGCGCCCGGAGGGCCGGAAGGTGCCCGCCTTGCCAGGAGTGACTACCAACTCCTCCCGCACAGGCGTCACCGAGACCGGCTCCACCGATGATGCAGAAGGGAGCTTGTCGTAAGATCCTCCACTGGGAGCAACCTTCGACGTCCACTTCGCAGCGAACTGACCTGCCGTCATGTCTGCGGAACCGCCGTTCAACCGCACCGCATCATGGCCGACCACATCGACAGCGCGGGCGTTGGGGTTTGCGAGCAACTTGGAAGCACCACCTGCGCCTTGCTGGTGAGCGAGGTACAATTCCCCTGCATTCGGCTCGCGCCCAAGAGTTTTCCGGAGGTGATCGCGATTATCGCGCATAAGACGCGCCGCGGCGTCAGATGCCTGGGCTGGGTCGAAGCGGTCACGTAGACCATACTGTTTGGCTGTCCCGTCCACGAACTGGAAAAGTCCACCTGCCGACGAGTTATTGTTCCTGGCATATGGGTTGAACGAGCTTTCAATACCCGCCACCTCCGTCAAGGCATGCGGATCGACACCATTCCGCACGGCAGCATCCGCGATCATGGTCCGCAGTTCCGCAGGCGGCACCTTCACCCGCACACCGGACGACACCTGATCGGCTTTGTAGCCGCCCCCCGTGATGGTCGCCGGGGTCGGTGCCCCCTCCATTGCTGCCCGAGCGCCAGCCAGTTCGCCAGCGCGCTCGGCCTCGCGATCGGCACGCTGGCCGAAATGATCAGCCATTCGGGCAAGCCCAGCGGCCACCTTCCGCTCAAGGTCGCCGCCTTCCCGTGAAACGGAAAGCAGCCCCTCACTTAAAAGGGGCTGAGTTTGGAAAGGTTTGTAGGATACGGGGTCAATCCGTCTGTTCGCCATGTCAGTACCTGTCTGCAATGGAGGTTGCGCCCTTGAAGCCGATCAGCGCGGCATCGAACATCGCCGATCGCTTCGCCCGAGAGGCACGCTTTCGATATTCGGCCTCTCGTTCCTGCAGGCGCGCGACGCGCGTCTGCTCGGTTCCGACGTCAGAGGTAAGAGCAAGATCCGCTTGGCGGAATGCATCGCTTCGCGCTTGGAGCGGGGTGCCGAAAGAAAGGTCAACGCCGGAAGCAGCGTAAGCTACATCCTGCTGGCCGATGCTTTCCATCATTTGCTGTTTGATCGCCGTGCGCCGGTTGATGCCCTGTAAGGTCTCGAGAGGCACTTCGCGCCGCGCATCGTCAGCCGCTGCGTTTGCGGCCTCTGCATCCGCCTTTCCTGCGTTGATCGACTGGACCATGCCCAACACGGTGGCCGTCCCTTGCAGCAAGGAACTCAGCGAGAAACCTGCGGCAGCTGGCGCAGCTGCGGCGGTTGTTGCCGCACCAGCACCGGCCGCTGCAGCGCTACCGCCCCCGAAAATGGACGTCACAAAACTAGCCGCCAGCTCCATTACAGTTTAACCCCCGCGATATAGTCGCGCACCTGCAGCCTCCCAGGCCGCACTTGCGTGATCGTTAATGTCGGATCCATGCAGGCGCCGATGAGACCAGCGACGACCTGGTGACCGGTGTAATTCTGTTTCGGCGCTGACAAGTCGTCGCTCATCAGCTGCAGGGGCAGGTCGCGAGCCGGACGTCCATTTGCAGCGATCGCGATGCTTGCAGTGTTTTCAAGGTAGAGGCGCACGGAAACGACTTTGCCGGGCCGGCGAACAACGTCGTCGTTTGGAAGCACCCGAACATATGGCATGCCCTCATAAACAGGCGCAGTCCAACGACCCACAATCGCGGACTTGCCTGCTAGGCCAGTCTGGATGGCTCCACCAGTGACGGTGTAGGGCCCATGGAAATCGTTGTCTATTTCAGCCCAGACCACACGGCCTTCCAAGGCTGCAAGCCCTGATATCTGGCCCGCCAGATCCGTGTTGGCGTAGACCGCTTGCTGCAGCAGGTTAGCGTCGGGCTCAGTCAGTATCTCACGAGTGAAAGAGCCATCACGCTCAACGGTAAGCCATACGCGATCAAGCCCGTCGACACTGATGCCGTGAACAAAACCGCCGCCCGCAACGGGCCACTCACACGCCGCTAGGCTGATGTCCTGACTGACATTCGTCGCGCACGCAATCAGACGGCCATCCTCTCTAAGGAGGAAAAGGCGGTCAGCTGCCATGTCACCACTTTTCTTTTGGACGACCATGCGCCGAATATTGGATACGATGTCGTTGCAGAGATCGTTGACTGGTACAGGCTTGAACGCCTCTGAGACCGCATCATAATCGGCTGAATACAATCGGCCACCGTCTCTCGACACAAAGTAAATCGATCCGTCCAGAAGGACCGGCTTGCATCCATTTTTGATACCGATCGCAGAAGCGCGCACCCAGTTGAGTGGTTTGTTTCGCTCGATCGTCCGGTTAGACGCGAAGTACTCCCCGCGATCGGTAAATGCGACCAGGTACGTCGCATCGACAACGTAACGGATCGTTTCCGAAACTTCCGTTCTCAGCGCCTCAAGGCGAGCTGCAGCATCGTTCTGGCTCTGGATGTTGAGGTCGAAATACTCTCCCGTCCGCGACATAGCCATTGCTGCCGGCTTCGCAGCAGGCGCGTTGTAAATCGATCGGTCCTGGAAGTTTACCATTCCGGCAAACCCACCTCGCGACGGAGAAATAAGCGGCTCGCCGGCCGTCTTTCCAAAGTCGACATGCGAAACGAGCGCGGACGCCTCAGACGTGTTTACGACGCTTGCTTCGAAGTTATACTCTGAGCCCTGCAACGGGCCGGAGAAGCGCACTATGAGGCGGCGATAGCGACCTTCCCCTTCGGTGTACTGGACAGTCACACCCGTGCCGAAACCGGGAAGATCTGCAATCGCGTCCTGCAGTTGCTCTGCGTACCCGTACCATTCAACGCTCTCGGGGCTAGTCCCCATCGGTACCGACGACGTTGTGGAACCATCGACGCTCATCGACAGGACAATATCCGGCACGCCTTCGGCCCACCGGAGAAAAATATCCCATACATCGTCCGTCTTGGCATAGTCTCCGCCCAAATCCACATCGGGAATAAATTCAAAGGGCCAGTCGGAAAGTGTCCAGACAGCATCGTTGCTGGAGCTTCTCAGCAATCTTAGCCCGCTCCAGATCGAAGGGTGGAAGATACCAACCGTATTGGCCTCGCCGTAAAATTCTAGATCGGGAAGAATTTGCGCGGTGATTTGCGGAATATCGACGGTAGCTACCTTCACGAGATCCTGACGCCAGATCTCGACCTGGCCGACCATAAAGTACAGCGTGTAAGAGAGCGACGAATTAACGGCGAGTGTCGTCTGCACGACTGGCATTGCCGGCGCACCGCCGACGAGGCGCGAGCCAGGAAGCAGCCGGAAACCGCTTTGTGTCACGGGTTCTACGCCTAGCATGCGCTTTGCGCCCGAATAATACTGCTTGAGATTGACCTTGCCAAAAAGGCTTTGCGCCAACTGCCCGGCATTGGCTGAGCTTTTGAGCTGTCCTGCGACGCGAGCCATCAGAATTCTCCATGCCAAGGAAGATAGGCGCGACCACCAGTATGATGAACGGCAGTAAGAGGATCACTTGCGAGAAGCGGCTCGCCGATTGGCGTGCTCGCCTTGTCCTGCCCCATCAGGCGACCAAACAGACCGCCAGTCCCTTCGCGCGACGGCGTTCCGAACGCCTCGACAAGTTTGGCCTCGCGGAGATCCTGATCGGCCCAGACCGGGATCGCGAGATATCCAGACAGGGCGATAACAAACGCCGCCCGGAAAGAAGGATCCCAGTAATCAGGATCGACCAGAACTTTGCAGAGTGACCAGGTGTCTGTCACATTGGCGAACAACAGCCCCTCCTCGATCGCGAAACACCGAAGCGGCGACGGGGATTGCCCAGCGCGATCCATGATCTTCAGGGGATTTCCGATACGGTTGCCCGGCAACTCGAAGGCGTAATTCCACCCGTTGTCCGGCCGATCCGCAAGGCGCTTGTTTTTGAAGGTTTTGCGCGCAAAGCTCCAGTCATGCATGCCAAAGACCTGGTCGACAACGCGCCTCCAGGTGGCCTCGATCTGCTCGGAGAGCTCCGAACCGTCATCGATCGAGAACATGGGGCCAGCACCAATGTCCGTTAGTGCTTCATTGATGATCGTCGCCCTGTCGATTGTCATGACCACCGCCCGAAAAAGAAAAACCGTGGCCAGAGAATACCGGCCACGGTCTTGCGTTCAGTGCGACGCTGTTGCGTCAGGTCACGGTGATATTGGCAACCGTGACGTTACCGCTCGATGGCACGGCCGTTACGCGCATCCTAACGCTGGCCTGAGTGCCATCGCAGTCCACCTCGGCGTCGATGATTGAGCCAACGGACATGTCCGCACGCGCTTCGTTGAAATAACCGGCCGCGACGACTTCGGCCGCGGTATCGTTGGTGGCATAGACATGGAAACGGATGAATTTCGTCGGGCTCAGGCGGATCGGACGACCGCCGTTGCGCAACTGGCTTTTGATGAAGGCCATTTTGGAACTCCAAGATTGCTGTGAAAGGTGAGGCAATGGCGGCGCGCCGCCGCCACTGCATGCGCTTACTGGTTGGCCGGCATCGTGGCCTTGTTGATGGCCTTCATGCGGATGCGCTTGACGCCTTCGGGCAGCAGCCCAACGGAGTTGCCGGAAAGCTGGACCTTCCAGAGATCCGGCGTCCCCTTCAGCTGCGGCTGAGGATAGGCCTGCATGTTCTCTTGGTCCCACTCGATCTCCGAACCCATCGCATCTTTCGCCCACGCAAAGGTGTCGAGATACTTGGTCTCGTCGAACGACTGCTTATAACCGTTGGCGTCGGTCGTTCCCGTGCCGTATGCGCCGGTACCGAAGGTGAAGACGCTGTCTGGCAACGCCATGATGTGGACGCCCTGGTAGGTTTTCTTCTTGACCTTCGAGCTTTTGGCAAAGGGAAGATCGGTAGGACCCACATAGTCTGAGCTGCTGAACTGCTTGTAAAGCATTAGCTGATCGAACCAGCTGTAGGGCATCGGCCAGAACATCTCGTCCTCAGCACCGGACGCATGCAACCGGCTGGTGACATAAATTGCCGTTTCCAGATCGATGCGGGCGGTGCCATCACCGATCGTCTGCACAACGGTGGGCTGGTCAGTGAGACTGGTGGCGCCGACTTCTGCGAACGAGTTAAGCGCATTAAATTTGAGTTCATCGCGCTTGTTGCGGACGGTGCGCGACATCAACTTGGAAAGAGCGTCTTCCTGACTTGGTCCTGTTTTCCGCTTGTCCTGGGCGCGGGTCAGTGCCGTCGCCTCAAAATCGCGCACCTTGAGCTCGACCATGTCGAAGTTGATTTCCGAGATATCAACATCCTGGACTGCTCCGCTCAGCTCGTACATCTGGATGTTGCCGCCAGCGACGGGGAACTTGACCAAGCCTGCGCCACCTTCACCACGCGTCATAGTGTCGTCGAGGTAGCCGCCTTCTGCCGCATAGCGGAGGCGAACCTTGTCGCGGATCTTTTCAATAAACCATTTTTCGATTGTCATTTCGGGACCTCAAAAGGAGTGATGGACGAAATCACCGAGAGGGCCGATTAGCCGGGCTGCGCCGGGTCCGGTTAAGGATAGCCGGCGCGTCGCCCAGGTCGCTCCCGTCCGGTAGCAGGCAAATCATGCCAGCGGGCGAGAGCCGTTCAGTGCGCGTCAGCTGCCAATCTGTTTTTTGTAGTCCGCCTGCAGCTGATCGTAGGAGGCCTGACTAAAACTCTTATGCCCCCAAGTGTTTTCCGGAAGCGCCGCGCGTCGCGCCAAATCCTGACGCGGATCCGCAGCAGCAGCCGCGCCGAACTGCATGGCTGGGCCATTGCCGGTACCGCCGCCGGCGACGCCGCGGATCCATTCGAAGACGCGATGACCCTTTGCGCTATCGCCCAGCATGGCCTTGGCGAATTCGACGTCGTCCTTGGCGAGCCCGCCGTTTTCAGCACCCTTGGCGGCGACGCTGTCGAGGAACGCATAGTTTTCGTTCATGCGCTTTTCGACAGCTTGGCGCTGCTCAGCCTCGGGCAAGTGCTTGGCAACATCCGGGACGAGCGCGGCGCGCTCCGCCTTCTCGTCGATCACGGGCTCCATTAGACCGAGCTCAGAGGAAACCGAAAGGAACTGTTGCACCATACCCTGGTAGACAGGGAGCGGTACCCTGTTTTCGAATGCATACTGCTGCATGCGCGCCGAGATCGGGTCGCTGGCCAGTGTATCGAGGTGAGGCTTGATGGTCTCCGGAATATTGCCGGTGAATTCACCGTAAGCCTCCGCCTTGTCAGGAACCTTGTTCGCAGCGTCTCTCTCGCGATATCCATTGAGCGCCTTATGGAGATTGTCGATCGTCTCGTTGTTGCTTTTTCCAAGCATGTGATCGGCAATGCCTTCCGGCTTGTAGATATCTCCGGCGGGCGGAGGCGTCACACCCGCCGGAGGAGCGCTCGCCGATGGAGACGGCGGCGCGGCTGCAGCGGCGGGAGGAGCTGCCGCCGCAGAGGATCCTGCAGGCGGCGCAGCAGCGGCACCCGCGCCGCCGCCACCGCCCGCGCCTTCAGTGTTGAAAAGCATCATGTCGTAAAAGTTGACGCCCCTTAAAAATCTGCCCTTCATGATCCAGCTCCATTCTGGTTGTGTGATTTCTCGACAAGGCTTTCGCCATGTTTGATGGCAGCAAGTATCGCCTCGCCGACCCCGTTAATGCCCTGCCGCGTTGCCGTGTTGAGTGCCGTCTGCTCGATCGTCTGGCCGGTTGCCCGCAAGGGCATTCTGATTGTGATGTCCATCAGCCATTCGAACATCGCCCTACCCTGGGGCGTTCGGTAAAGGCCGTACATGAACGTCGCAACCGGCTCTTGAGGCTGCAATGGCGCAGCTTTCATGTGCGGCCGGAACAGATCCTCGAGCTCGTCCCAGCCCGTGCCACCACCCAAGGTATGTTCAAGCAAATCCATGGGCTGGGCGGCCCGTTCCGGGAGAAAGGGACCGGACATTATGCAGCCCTCCGCATATCAGCGACGGCAAGATCCTTGATCGCACCCGGAGCCTGCTTTGCCATCTCAGCAGCCATCATCGCCTGCATTTGCTGCTGGCGGGCCTCTTCGATCTTGACGAGCACGGCCTCTTTCTCGTTTTCGTCGGGGATCAGATCCTTGTCGATCTGCAGGCCGTTTGCGATCTCTTCCATGACCTTGTCCTGCTTGAGGTAGAGATCGCGCCGTTCAGGACCGGCAAAAGCCATCACCATATCGTGGTAATTTGCGATCGACGCGATCCGATCGGCGTTTAGCGCCGCTTGCATGGGCGAGCGAACATTCACCGATACCAAAAGATCGTCCACCTGTTGGATCCCCGGAAGCATGCCAAATTCCATCAGGATCTCGGCAGCACGAGGTACGACAACGGGCATGATCTCGCGCACGAGGCGGCCAAACGCGCCGATGTGGATATTGGCCCGCTGCTGCAGGCGTGCCGTCATTTCGGAAGCAGAGCGCGGCGTGCCCTCATAGTCCGGCAAGCGTGTATCGAACATCGCTTGCTTGATCTGGCCCTGCAGGTCGCCGATAAGCACCTGGGCAATATTCATGCTGCCAGATGCCGGATCCAGCCTGGTGATGTCCGGCCCGAGAACACCGCCGGTCGACTGCATGGCCCAGAACTGGCCAGGTGCAAGATTGACAGTGTTGGGGTTGAACGTACCGCCCGCGCGATAACCCCAAATACCTAACATGTTGATGGCGGCGCTTTTCAGAGCGAGCTCTTGCGCCTTGTTGAGTGTCTTGATCGTGGGAAGAGCCGTCAGTATCACACCCCGGCCATAAGCCTCCCCGGGGACGCGGTAGTAGCGCGGAATGGCGATCGGCTGGGTGCGGTACCGCTCGTGCGCAATGAGCTCAGTCGAGTTATCGAGGCGAGCCCCAAAATGCCACCCACCGCCTTGACGATCAGCCCACCAATCCTGGTAGACTGTGACCTCATCTGAAGGCCTGGTCTTCGCTTGATCCCTGAAACCTTCTGGAAAGCGGCCCTTCGGCCAAGCGTCAACGATCTGGTCCCGCCTCAGCGCCTGCATCCACGACACGAGGTTGACGCGACCGAAAGCGTCGGTCGAGATCGCCAGCTGGTCGAAGGGGATGCAAGCAAACATGATGGGATTGTTTGGCGTGCCCTTCACTGGCAGCAACGCGCCGGTACCAACGGCCAGATCGATGCACATTTCGTGGATGGCCGTGTCCCAATCACCCGCCAGAAAGAACGGGTGAATAAGCTTCGAGACGCGGGAAAGCTCACGGTTGAACTGCTTTTTCTCGCTGTCCTCGAGCGCCATGGCAGCTAGGGGCCCGGCCTCGAGCTCGAATGTGGACTGTCCGGCCGGAAAGAGATCGCGCTGCAGGTTGCCAGCGAAATACATCGCCGACATGGGTGCGGTCATGTCAAACAACCGATCCGGCCCGCGAGCCCTGCCGTTCGCCCCACCGCTCGGCCGACGCATTGGCACCGCGAAGTCGTAAGCTTCCTGATAGATCGGTGTCCAATGGGAGCGAGCGTTCCAGGTGTTGGCGACACGGGTTTTGAGGGTGGCGACGTCAACGTTGAAATCGCCCTCCATCAGGCAAGCACCGTGCTGGAGCTTCCCGTGTTCGATCCCCCATCCTCAAACAGACGGCGGCCGCGCGGGGCGCGGCGTGTCGTCGCCACCGCCTGATTATTGCGGTTCGCTTCCGCCAACTGGCGATCGTTCGCCACCTGTTGAAGTTGACGGCTCTTCTCCGCCTCCCGCCTCGCGCTCTTGTCCGACCCGCCGAAAAGTCCCTTGACGATCTGGCCCATGCTGCTCCCCGTTCAAAATCCAAAGGGTTCCGCCCAGGTGCTGGAAGCCAACGAGGCGCGCCATACGCGCGCCGCTTAGGTTATTTTCCGTCACATGGGTTATGACGATCTGATTTTGAGCCAAGGCCGCAAGCGTCAAATGCGCTATCCGGACGAGCTCGCGCATATACGCGCGCGCGAGCGGGCGTAGCGCGAGGCAGAATTCCCATTGCCCCTCCCTATCGCGAACGAGATATGAGACGGCCAACAACTCACCATCGGCATGAAGTGCGACACTCTCGCCATTCGATCGCTGCCATATCGCCGCCTTACGCGCGAGCGCCCGCCCGCCCGCGCACGCGAGGCAGTCGAGCCATGCCGCCGGACTGGTGACCGTCACACGTCCCATACGCTGAAATTCCCGGGCGTTTGCGGCGCAGATTGGCCACGCAAAAGGCGTTGCTCATGGAGGCTGACCACCCCGGCCGGCAACGACGTGGTCACACCGTGCGCTATGACATTGGCGAGGCCGATGTAGCCCAGGCGACGATACTGCTCAGCATCATGTGGGTGCGAGTAAGAATTCTTCACCACAGCCAGCTTGTCGGTACCGCCGATCGTGGCCTGCTTTGTCAGCTTGTAATGAGCGGCAAAACCGCCCAGGATCATCTTGCAGCGTGGATCAACAAGATATCCCGGCACCCGGCCGTCAATCATAGTGGTGAGGCCCATGCGCACCGCGTCCTGGCGCACACCCGGCTCATTCGAAGGGGCCGGCAAAATCGGGAAGCGCAGTGTCTTTTGGACCGTCATGGCGAAATTCATTTCGTCGTTTTCGGTGTCACCACCGTAGAACATCGCAGGGTCGCCATAGATGCCGATAATGGGCAGACCGGAAAACTGGCTCATCAGGAGATCGAGCAGCATCAGTGAAAACCGTGTCGGGCCAGTGCCGGGCTCGGTCACCAGCTCAGCCAGCAAACGATCCTGCCCGTTAGACTGCGGCTGGCCGATCGTCGCGGACGGCGAGCCGCCGCCATCGAGGCCGATTGTGATGCCACGACCAGGCGTTGGCGCGAGTGGCTGATCAGCCTTGTGGATTTTTTCGTTGTACTCCGGATAGACCGGCTTTCCGTCCTGGGCATAACCGGGCAAACCATGAACCATGCGGCGTGAAAGGTTCTCCGACATGGCGCGCAGATCCATTTCGTAAGCCGAGCGCGGTCGGCCAACGCGGTTTTCCGCTCCGTCATCGAGGCCACCAGGCTGGCGAAAAAAATTGTAGGCCGGATTTTTCTTTTCAGGGTCCTCCCAGCCGACCTCTTTCAGCAGCGGATGATCGACGTCTGGCGGGTTCATATCGCCCCAGAACATGCGCGGGAGCGTGATTTCGGTATCGTCAACCGTCATGCCCATGCGGCGCATCGCCTCCCGGCCGTCGCGCGAAACCCGATCGAGCTCGGAGGGCGCGATGTCCTTCACCGGCGGATATCGGCCGGTACGCATGAACAGCGCGCCTGGAACCTCAGGGCTCATCATGTCGACTTCGTTGCCCCACGCCATTGAGACCTCATAGCCTTTGACGAACTGCATCACGTTGCTGTCGGCGATCGCACCCGTCTCGAGCGTGAATTCGACAATCACCTTGTCCGCGCCGCGATAGGCCTCCCAAACCAGGTGGTGTCGCACAGGTCGATCTTGCCCGCCCTCATACCCCTTGTCTGGCCGCTGCCAGGGGTGACCGACCGGGAACATCTCGTGCCAGCTGGCCAACGCCGTTCGGGCGAAATCGCGATAGGTGTCACGAACGCAGATCAGCTTCACGCGCACGCGCCCGTCCCTGCAGACGGGCATGTAGGAGGCGGCCAGCAGCGGCCCCTTGATGCAGCTGGCGACGGTCTTTCCGGAGCCGGCCGGCCCCATGATGATATCGATGGGCCCCCTCGAATGGATGAAAGCAGCACCGACCGGACCCGGCGGCACATAACGCGAAACATCGATATTTCCCATGACCCTGAAACCCTTTTTAAAACCCAGAGCCCGCGCGCCCGCGCCCGCCCTCGATCAGGAGAGATTAGTTTCGCCGCAACACCGTTCAGTCAGGCAAAGCCCAAAAGGGCCGTGTGTGTGAGGCGGCACACCCATAGGGGGAGGCCCGAAGGGACTTTCCAAACCGAAGCCGCGGGCCTTTGCCCGCGTCCGCATGAACCACCCCCACCACGGGACAGAGGCCAGCCGGATTTCCGCGCGCGCGAGGCCGGAAGCCAAACCCGCCTACTACTCTTTAAGCAGTATCATGTTGTTTGTTTTCAATGCCTTGCCCAGCATCCGACATTGCGCCCGAATGGTCGGAAGGATAACCTATTGATTTTGTTTATCGGGCGCATCTACCCGCGTCAGGTTCAGCGTCGCGTCTGCAGCTGGCCGCTCGCTCGGCATTTCACCAATCAACATGACGCCCAAGGCTTGGGTCTTTACCTCGACCTGCTGCGGCTTCTTCGCATGGAAGAACGGCATGAGCTCTGAGTTGGCATCCTCAATCATGTCGTATGCCTTGCTCATCATCTTGAACACCAGCTCACGATCCAGCTTGCCATCCTTCAAAGCGTCGGCCATCAGCTGCTCCGGCGTCGCACCATCGGCATTCGGGAGACAGGCCAGCTCCACCGCCAGCGCTGCGGGGTTCGCGTTCGCCAGGTCGGCGAGGTTCAAGGCCGGATCGCGATAGCCCATGGATAGCAAATAGTTCGCCAGATCGGTGGAGCGGCGGTTCTGGGAGCCTTTCGGCCTCCCCCTCGCCCGCTTGGCGGCATCCATGATTGACGCGACGTGTTTCACGGGACCGCCGAATAGGCAGTGCTCGCCGTCAGGATCCGCGAGCAAGAGAGATTGCTGCTCGGGTTCCTCGCGCTCGCCCGCGAGGGACTGGGCGAGGCCAGCCATGACAGTTTCCGTCATCGCCGCCATCGATCCGACTTTTGCCGCGCGCTCCGGCGAAATTTCCGGCGGCGTGTGTGCCCCTTGAAGCCCCTGATTTTGCTCGGTTTCGTCACTCACCAGCTATTTCCCTATTTGTTTATTCCGGTTACCGGCTGCGGCTTTCGCCAACCGGTGGCAACCGTTTTTCCAACCGCGTTTATGCAAGAAAATCAGGAACATATACCTACCGGTTACCGGGTTACCATCAAATCACCATCTACGCGTATGCACGCGCGCGCGTAAAAGGGTGCAATATATGGGTAACTCGCCAACCGTCATTACAAGCCTATGATTTTGTTGATTTATCTCGGTTACCGGACCGCCAACCGAGTGGTAACCGCTGGTAACCACCCGCACCCGGCAGGGCAGACAAGCCCCGCGACGTTCACGCTATGCCGCATTCGCCCGTGTTAAGTGCCAGCGCCGGGATTTTTCCCGGCATATCGTGGTGAGCGGCCACGAGGCCGGAGCGAAGCGGAGGCATAGGCCGTGAACTGGCGCAATGGCAGGCGCTGGCACCGTCCGCGCCTCACTTGCTCCAAGCTATCGTAGCGATTGGCCACGGCGTTTCTTTTCTCGTGTCGCCTTTCCCCAATCGCCGTTTAGTGCGGCGGCGCGGACACCGCTTTTGAAGTCACGGGGCGGGGGTAAGAGAGTTAAATGCGAGGGGCAAAGGGCGAGGGAAAATGACGCAATAAGGACAGGGTGTGGGTTACGATTTCTCGTGCGCAATCTGGTTACACTTGTCCCAGTAGCGCTCACTCATCTGGACGGCCAGGCGCGCGGTATCAGCGTAGCCGAGATTGGGCATGGGCGGCGAGTGACGGAAAGGCTTGGGTGTCCATCCAACCCATTGCCACTTACCCTTTATGGGGCCATGGAATTCCTTGCGGACGCGACCGATCGGCATCCCTCCGTCGTAGCCCATCCAGTCGTAAACGGTTGGCGGGTCGGCTTTGTCGATCTGGGTGCGGATCCACATGTATTTGGGCTGATACAGGTCAGGCATGGCATATTATAGCGTGCGTGCGCCCCACGGCCAACGATCGTCAGCAGGCATGGAAAAGCCCACCGGATCGCTCTGGTGGGCTTTTTGGGCGGCAATCGGCTTATATCTAAATCGTAGCGTCTTCTGCTGCGTAATAGGCGGGCCTGCGATCGAGCTCCGCTTGGATGAACATCTCTGCAAACAGCGGGTACTTCTGCCGCATGCGGTTCTGCAGGTTTCGTATGCGCGCTTTGGATTTTGCTTCGCGGCTCCAGCGTCGGATTGGCTGTTGCGTCACCAGTTCCCAACCGATGCTGTACCCCCCGCCAGGAACCCACAGCGCCATGATTTCAGGCGGGCAACGCTCGCCTCGAGGGACCAGCATGGCTTTTAGTACACGAGGGCCAGGCGGAGGAACATCTGGACGCCGCCATGCCAAAGAGTAGCGAACCAGTTCAACTGTCACCTGTCGGCCTCCATACGTTCGTCATAGCCCGCTAGATCGACCAGGGTAACAGTCTTTGCGACGCGGTTGATCTTGACGGTTTTATCGGCCTTCGACAGCTCGCGCGGCACGATTGTCTGTGGTGCCTGCTTGAGCGCCAGCGTCCAGCCGCCGTGGTTGAATTCACCATCGGCGAACACCCGGTTGAGATTGTCATCGTTGTGCGGGATCGCCAGCGCATAGCCCCTGCAGGGCTTGCCCTTCTCGCGCAGGCCGAGGCCGATCAGCGCCAGGCGGGCGCGGGCATCCTCGATGAGCATATCCGTGCGCTGGTCGTTTTCGAGCGCTTCGATGATGCCGCCGACGGTCTGCCGCTCGCCGGCCTTGTAGGCGTCCACCTTTGCGCCCATGATCTTTTCAATGACTTCCTGCCATTTCGGCACCTGCTCGGCCCTGTCGGCCGACGTCGCCGCCTCTATGGTTTCCACAAGCATATCGAGATCCAGACGAACACCATCTGCCGTCGGATCCTGATGCATGCCGGCGTCAACAAGCCCCTGCTCACCAACGAGGAGCTCCGCGCAGGCCAGCACGGTGCCATAGGTGTCGATCGCGCGTGGATCCAGCGCCAGGCGCTGATCAGAAAGGATCTGCCGCCATTTTGGCAGAATGTGCCAGTAGAAGTCATGAAAGCCGTCCATGATCTGCCTGAGGATCATGCGGCCCCATTCCTCCTTTATCAGCGGCTGCGTTGCGTTGGCGTCCTTATCCAGCGCATTGAGGTTCAGAATGATCATGCGGGTACGGTCCTGGACACCAAGGTGTGGATGCAGGATGGCGGAAAAAATGAAGCTCGAGCGCAACTCGAACTCGGTACCGTCGCCATTCGCACCGCCGCGATAGCCCTTGGCACCGGAGTATGACTGGCGGGCAAGCTCGATGATGGCCTGCTCTTTCTGACCCTGCGCCTTTCGCTCGAACTCATCGACTGCAACCGGGCGGCTGTCCTGTCGGATATTCTGATAGATGCCAGCGGCCGTCGTGTTGGCCGTAGAATAGAGCGCGGGTCCGAAAAGCGCCCGCAGGATCCCATGCAGTGTCGATTTACCTGTGCCGGCGCCACCCATGGTGAACATGATCGGGCGCACATCGAGCGCGCCGGAAAGAAACGCCGAGCCGATCCAGCCCAGAAAAAAAATCGGATCGATGTATGGTCGTTCCCATTTCCAGCTTTTGAGATCGTGCAGGATGATATGCGCCGGGCTATCGTTGACGCCGATCGGCGTCTGCCACGGGTGAACGGTGTCGTTGTCCTGGGCGTAGAAGAACCCGTCGTAATCGCCGGGCTTGGCCGCCTGCAGCTGCCAGTCGGTTGCGCGATTGTTCTTGTCGGTTTTGATGTCGACAGAAAACAGGTGCTTGCCGCTGTGCCAGATAAATTTGTCCTGCGCCTTCCATCCGCCACGGCCGCGCACATTGTTCTGCGGATCGAAAAGGCCCTTGCGGCCAGCCTCGCCGATGATCGCCGTCCAGGCCTGGTCGCGTTGCACGCGCTCGACCTTCGGCGGAACATACCCTTCACTCCCGGGCTCGCCTTTGGCCTTTGACCAGGCTGGCCATGCCCAGAACACATAATTCACGAATGGCGAGAAGATCCGAAGCAAAGTGGGCAGATCGTGGCGGGTGATCTCCTCGAGCTCGCCGATCGCGTTTATGACATAGATCGTCTCGCCCTTTTTACCGAGCACGGTTATCGGGCAGTTCGGGGGCATGTTGTGATGCGGTGCGCCTTCCCACTGTCCGGCCTTGATGCCGTCGCGCAGCAGGTTGGCATCCGGATCGACCAACTCTTTCTTTTCGTCCAGCACCTGCTGCGCGTCCAGGAACTGCGCGCGAATGCCTTGGATACCACCCTGAATTTTCGGTTTTCTTGCCATAACTGCCCGCATGAATGAGAGGAAGCCGCCGCGCCTGGTCGCCAGCGCGGCGGGTATAGATCAGAACGTGTTTTCGTCGACGCCGGCAAAGGATCTGCACTGCTCGGCCTGATGCAGCCTTTCACGCAGCAGATAGCCCTCGAGCTCCCAGATCTTGTCACGGGCCTTCTGGCGAGCGATATCGCGACCGATCTCGGCATTGAAATTCTCAGGGCTGGCGCAGGCGCTCTCACCGGTCACCGTGAAACCGTTCTGCAGGACGAGAACGCAGACCGTCAGGCAATCAATAGCTGGATGGCTGGGCTGGTCTGGCGATCGTGCGAGGAAATATTCTCCCGCAATAACGCTATCGATATGGTCTGGCGTAAGGCGCGGTGCGTTCAGACCTTTGTCCTGCAGCTGGCGCTCGATCGCGGCTTCATCTTTCATGGCATTTCTCCTCGAGGTTCGGCCCGGCACCATTGCCGGGCCCATTGGTTGGCGGCTCAGTGCGTAGCCATCGGCCCGTCAACGAGCTCCATGTTCGTTTCGTCGATCGGCACAGGTCTTGGCTTTGGCTTCTCGGCCGCCAGATCCTCGAGGCGCTTCTTTTCAGCCGTGGCGTATTCGTCGAGGTCGATCAGGATCGACGCGAATGCTTTCAGGCCGAGTTCTTCCGCCTTTGTCAGCTCTGCGGACTGGCGGTGCTTTGTGATGACCAGGTGCTGCGCCAGGACATCCGGCGTTGCGCGCGGGCCGATGCGCCGCACCAGTTCGACGAGCTCGCTGACAGCCTCGAAGGATATCGACGGTACCTCGGCCGCCGATCCGCCGTTGATAACCACGCCGGCCGTCTCGACAGAACCATGGACGCCACGGAAGACGTCATAGGCGAACGAGTGTGAGATCTCGCGCGGATCGATATCCTTGGAGAAATTAGGTGCGGTGAGCCACCACGGTTGGCTATTCGGTCTTGATGCCGTCTCGGAACCGACGGGATCAGAATACAGGAATGTATCGACCGGACCCGCTTTAGGCTCCCCGGTATCGAGATCGACTACAGGCGACCCTGCCAAGCATTCCGCGTGGCAGGTTCCCTCGTCGATATCTGTGGCGCAGACATCATCAGCTTTGAAGGGCACGTCGCAGATCGGGCAGCAATGAACCTCCGGATCCGACGCCGGCGTGCCTGCCTTTTCTCGGGCATGCTCGAGGGCGTTGTACAGGTCATGAATAATCTCGGCCGGATCATCCATGGGGGCCCAGTCCTTAAACGGACCCTCAAGCTTTCGAACGTCGTCGATCGCTTCCATGACGTTCGAGCCGATCCTTGCCATGTCGATGAGATTTTCCGCTGTATCGCAGCCGGCGAGCTCGAGCGCCGCTTTTAGATCTGGCGAAATTTCAGAGCCAGCCGATCCTGCTTTATCTTGGCTTCCGTCGCTGTCATCGCCGGGGCCGGCACCAGGAGGCAGGCCGCCATCCCCGTTACCATGGCCGTCATCGCCAAGCTTCCCACCGTTTCCGGGTTTATCGGTTGCGGTTGAGCCAGCGGCAGTCCCAATACTTCCATCGTCCGAAGGTCCACCGGCATGATCGCCATCTGCGCCATCGCCATCCGCATCACTTCCGCCTGCAGCTTTAACGCCGCCCGCGCTCGCGGATCCTTCGCCGCCTCCGGAGAGAGCCGCAGCGTCGCCCAGTCCGACACCTTCCGGCTGCTGAACGGCCTCGGTTGTTGTGGTGCTCGCTGCGTGTGCATCTGTCAGCCCCTTGCCGTCTGCAGCGCCGTCGACGCCATCAGATCCATCCACGAGCGACGCGGTGTCCACGGCCGTGCTGTCAGCTGATGGAGGTGTGCCTGCAGTATCGATCTCAGGCGCATTTCCGCTTGCTGCCGGCGACGATTGATTTCGTGTGGTGCTTCCATTGGTCTGTCCTTTACGTTTCGACATGCTCTTTCTCCTTGTGGTTACTCCATGCCCAATGCGGCCATGTAGGTCTGCAAAATCGTCTCCTCCTCGATGCGCTGGTTGGCATCTTTGGCGCGAAGACGGACGATGGTTTTGATTGCTTTCGTGTCGTAGCCCCGGCCTTTGGCTTCGCCGTAGACATCGGCCTTGTCAGCATTGATCGCCTTGCCTTCTTCCTCGAGGCGCTCGATGCGTTCGATGAATTGGCGCAGCTCGGCGGCCGCGATCGTCTCAGTGCTTTCATTTTTGGGATAGCTCACAGCCGCACCCCTTCCTTGAAGCGGATACGGAGGCGATAGACGACAGAGCTATACTGGGGAGCAGGTCCGAATTGTGCGCAGATCGCAGCGCCAGACGAGGTGTGGTAGGTGCCTACGTATGTCTTTCCCGAGTGTCGCCAGACATTCGCCCAGACGACACGCAGGCCACGTTGATAACTGATGCGCAACTGCTCGATGCTATCGACGTCGATCATGCTGCAGCCCTCCCCGAGCTCGCAGCGCGCACAATCCATTCCATCCACCACCAGCCCTCTTTCGTCGGGCCAACGATGCCCGATTGATCGATTGAAGTGTCATGAGTGATGGACGCGCCTTGGCAGATAACAACGTGGTTGACGCCGTTCGTGCTCTGGCCAGTCAGCATCCAAGGAAGACCGCCGGAAGATTGCTCCCCGATTTCGAGGATCCGCTCGAGCTCGACGGCCCCGTCGAACGCAACGCCGATCATGAAGATGCCGTTCGCGGTCAAGAATTCCCGCATGCGATCGTTCGCCAACCCATCATCTGGACCGTTGCAGACATGTGGAACGTCGACTGGGTCGACGCAAAGCAGGCACGCGACGACGGTGCGGAAGCAATCGCCGTAGACGCCGTTGTCCGGATCATGCCGGAACAGTTGTTGGTGACGCTGAAAAAGCATCATTCTTCCCCTTTCATCAGGTCGTTGAAATCTTTGCCCAGGTGGCTGGTCATCTCAGTCAGCGGCTTTTCGGCGCGCGAAAGCTCCTCCATCACCCGTTCGAATTGCTTGACGGCAGTTTTCTTTTCCCAGTCGTTGTCGCGGGCAACGATGATGGAGCCGACGCACGGCAACCACACTGGCGCCGACGCCATCGCGCCGAGCGAGCCGGCCGCCCACACACGAGCTTCGGGAATGGCAAGGGCCAGCGAGAGCCCGTCTTCGACGCCTTCGCAGAGGATGAGCGGAAAAGGCCGCGTTGCCGTTTCCGGCGGCTCACCTTCCGGGCCGTGGCTGATCCGGATCATCGCGCCGCGCGCTTCGCCAAACATGATTTTGGCGGTTTCATCACCGGTCACGGGCAGCTTTTGCGGCCCGAGCGGCGAAAGAAATGTCATGTGCACGGCCGAGATCTGGCCGGTCGGCATGCGCATGGCCGAAAGCACGGCCGGAAACTTCGGGCCGTCCTGCACCTTGATGCGCCGGCCGTTTTCATGGCGGAACTGCGCCCGCTTCCAGTATTCCTGGGCGGCGGCAAAACGGAATGTCTGCATATCGCGGTTCGGAATGTCATCAATCGGGCAGCCGCGTGCGGCAAAGTATGCCCTGGCATGGGCTTCCGCCGTCGATCGCGCGCCGTCCTGGTAACCGCTGTTCCAAACCTGCTCGGCCTTACCCATGCGTTTCAGCCGATCGGCTTCCGCCCGCGCTTCCGCCTTGCGGCGCTCGTCATCGGCCCGGCGCTTCATGTCCTGGCGCTGCTCGGCCGTCATCGAGCGCAGCCCGAGAAAATCGCGCGACCAATCCATGGCCGCGCGGAAATCGCCGCCGGTCAGATATTGCACCAGGCCGAGCACGTCGCCCTTTTCGCCGGTGCGCCAATCCTTCCATGCGCCCGGGTCACGATCGAGCGCCACCTTGAGCTCCGGCGTCTGGTGGAAATCATTGGTGATGGGATTGTGAGAAACCCACAGCCGCCCTTCCCTCTTGCCGGTGGGCAGCAGGCGCTGGCAAAGACCCTCGATGCGGTCTTTCAGCGCCTGTTTGATTTCGGAGGTGTCGGAACGGTTCATGGGTCGCCACTCACCGCTTTTCGCCGATGGAAATCGTATTCGTCTGCAGACCTTTGTTGTAGATCTCGACGAGGGCTTTGCTCAGCGCCAGGCCGGCATCACTTCCGGAAAGCCGGCGGATCGCCTCTGCATCGCTGGAAAGGATCTGGCGGTTTTTCCCGCGCAGCTTCATCACCATGCGATCGTCGCTGATCGTGGCCTTGTTGTTCCGATACAGGCGGGCAATTGCCTGGATGACGACGCCATTCAGCGCGCCGGTATCATTCGGCCAGGCAGCGACGATCGCCTTGCACGCGGAAATCACGGCCGCATCGCCATAAGACTTGATCGCCCTGCTAACCGCCGTCACGGCATGGGTTCTGTTCGCGGCCGGCTTCAAGCCGTGCGCCTGGACGACTTCGCAGCCGGCCTCCTCGAGGACGGAGCAAACCGCCATCATGTCGGCGTCGCCAGCCTCTATGCCTGCCCAGTATTTTTCGACCGTTGAAACATTGGTGCGGTTGACGTTGACGCCCAGGAATGCGCCCGCCTCTTCGCGTGCGCCGTCGATCCGAACCACGGCGGCCGGGATCTCGGTTACACCGGGATGCGCCCGGGCAGCCGCAACGCGGTGCTGTCCGTCGAAGACGGTAAAGGTGCCGTCTTCCTGCTCGGCCAGCATGACCGGCTGGAAGTGAGCCCAGTTGAACTCCCGAAGGATCTGGGCGACACGGCCGGGCCGGATCTCGCGCTGGTAATTCCGATCGACACGGATCTTGTCCATGGCAACCCACATCAAATCCGGCCTCCGGCCGAGATCTTGCGATACGTCAGTCATGCTTCACCTCCATTGTGAGCTGGTAGCCTTTGAAGCGCTCGGAAGTGATGCTGATGCCCAGCGGCGCGAGCTTTCTCCGGAGCTTTGAGATGTGACTTTCAACGACGGCTTCGTTGTCCGGCTCGTCATCGCGCCGGTAGATTTCCTCAAAAAGTTGGCCCCGCGTAACGACACGGTTCCGGCGCTCGAGGAGGTATTCGAAGATCTGCATTTCCCGGCGCGGCAGCATGGCGAAACGGCCGCCGGCAACGACCAGGCCGCTATCAGGATCCAAGCTGAAATGATCCGGCTTGAGGCGCGCGCCGCAGGTGGGGCATTTGCAGGCGTTGTCGCTCATGCTGCACGCCCCCATTGAAAACCGGAGGGGATTTCAACTACTGTCGCCGCGCACGGGAAAAGGGGAAGTTTATGCGGAAGCACTGGGACAGATGGGGCTGGATTGTAACCGTGGTGGTTATCGCTGTCGGCTTTCTGCGCGTCGTTTGGGGGCGAGATGCCTTTTGCGGCGAGCAATCTGAACAATGCTTTCGGGAATGGGTATCTGCGCTTGGAGGTTGGGCGGCGGTGGCTGCAGCCGTTCCGACCGTCATCTATCTTGCCAGGCAAGTTCGCGACGCTGACGAGCATCAGCGTGAAAACATGAAGCTGCAATACGCGAGGACCAGGACCCTCGCAAAACAGGCCATGAAACGCGCGACAAACTTGAGGAGGTTGATTAGGTACCAGCAGGAGGAATGGGAGGGCCTTAAAGAAAACGGAGTTTCTACGGTCCCAATCGTCTATATGCGAACTGCAGCCGTCAATCTTGACGAGGTTGTTCCAGCCCAGCTTTTTCAACGCTTTGAGGATGAGATTGATGTTCCCGATGGAACCGATATCACCAGCCTCAAAAGGGAAATCAGCGCCGCACTCGAATACGTAAATCGGGTAGAGGATAGCTCCACCGCAGTGGCCCTCAACAACCCCAGGATGGAGATGGTTTACAAAATGGCGCACAATTACGCAGGCATGATTTTGGAAATAGCCAGCAGACATCTCTCCGAAACGGCCACCATCACCGGCCACAAAATAGTTGATGAAGGCACACCGTCTCATGACTGAAACGCCTCCTCGACATAGGCCAGCGCTGCCTCGATCTCCGGACGCTCGCGTTCGTCGCCGAGCTCTTTCAGCAAAAGCGAGACGGTGGCCTTGCTCACGCCGAGGGCGCGGGCCATGTCTGCTTGCGGAATATCGAGGTAAGTTACGGTGATGTAGATCGCGAGCCGGCGAAGCCTTGTTGCCCGCATCCATTGTTCGTCGGCCGTCGCCCGCCTGGACGGATCGGCAGAAAGGATGAAACCCGGCTGCACAGCGGCCTTTTGCGCTACCAGCGCCACAGCCAGGCGGTAGGAACGGATCGCAGAGGAGCGGTCAGGAAACCGCAATTCGGCCTCTCTGCCCTTTTGCTCGAGATCTCGCTGACGTTTCAGCTGCGCGATCGCCAAGCGCACACGGTTGACGGTGCGCGGCGTGAGTGGCCGGATCCCGGCCCGGATATTGTACAGATACCGCGATGCGACGCCGGCGGCGCGCAATACCTCGCACTCGACGAGCCCCGCGGATTTGATCGCCAGATCTATTTCGGCGACAGAATTCATTATCAGCCCCTGCAAGCAAAGGCCGGACGCAATACAAACCGGCGTGAACATTTCAGACGAGCGCCACCAGTTCGGGCGGCTTGCTGGTCGCGGTTTTCTGGGCCTCGCGGTGTTCCGCGAGACCGGACAAGGTCAATTCGCCGCCTTTCGACGGCGCGATGTAGATGGAAACAAAGCCGTCACGGCGCATGTAGAAGCAGAATTGCGCCCCGGGCCATTTCCGCCGCCTCGCCTCTGCAGCAAGATCGTCGATCAGCTGCAGGTGAAAGGCGCGGTTCTCGGCGAACTCAGCTGGCGGCTTGCCGCCCAGGCAAACCATGGTGTCAGTCAACCCGAGTTCGTCGGCGTTTTCGTCCAGCTGTTGGATCCAGTCTTCCGCGAGGATCATCACTCAGCCTCGCTTTCCTGGACGCCACGAAGGTCGACGAGTTTTCCGGCATCAGTGATGCGCAGCCGACGATTGTTCAGGTAGCGCTCGACCAGTCCGCCGTTCTCAAGCTTTGACCAAGTGCTGCGCATGACGGGCGCTCTTTCGCCTGCAGCGGTCAGAACCTGGTTGCGGTCGAGAACACCATCGCCTGTCCGGTTCTTCAACCACAACAGGGCGGAGAGCATCGCGGGCGTGGCTTTTCTCATTGCCGCGTCTCCTGCCCTTCATCAACGAATACAACGCCACGCTCGGCGGCGATATCGTCGATGGCAGCAGAAAGACGCCGGCGAATTCTGTTCGTCGGTTCCCGCTCGGCTTTCTTGGCACGCGACAAGGTGCCCTCATTCACATCAGCTACGCGACACAATTGCTTCTGTGAAACCCCCAGCCTCGCGCATCTTTCAAGAATTTGCGTGAAGGAATACACAGTCATTTTTCACATCCATATTGAATTTTCACATGGTGATGTGATTTGGTGTGATTGGTCAAGTGGAGTTTTGCGTTTTGAACATGGCCGTGCATCCTGCGATATCTGCGCGCATGACATCTCTGCGCGACCAGCAAATCGCATGGCTGGACCACATTAAAGATTTGAGCGGGCTGACGATCACCGAGATCGCCAGAGCGTCGAAGCTTGACCCGTCCACACTCACCCGATTTTACAGCAAAGATGAGAGCGGCCATTCGCTCAGCGCACGATCGGTAAAGAAGATCGAGGACGCCACTCGCGTCCCCGCCTACGAAACCAAGGTGAAGCCGGTTATCCAGAGCTTCAGCGAAGACGAGGCTCAGCCCTTCATCGCCATGGACGATCCGTCCGACCCTATAAGCACCGCGCTAAAGCTGACCGCGAAGGAAGCACAAAGCGTGCACCTTTGGACCCTGAAGACCGCGAGCTTGGCAGCTGTGGGCTATTTACCGGGCATGGTAGTGGCCGTCGATGAAAAGGCAGTCGCCAGGAATGGTGATGCCGTCTGCGCTCAAAAATACGACTATCGCCGCGGAACTGCCGAAACCATCTTCCGCGTGTACCGCACACCATACCTTCTCACAGCATTCATGAATGGCGAGCCTGCTCCGCCGGAAATCGTCGACGATCAGAACATCGTCATCATGGGCACTGTCGTGGGCGGCTTTCGGCTCCGCCATTAGATTGTCGCAATCAAGACATTGACGTTAAATTTAGGAGCGCTCCAAATCGATAAACTTTGGAGCGCTCCTTTTGTCACGCCATCATTAAACTGGGGAGCGCTCCGCAACGCTAAATTTTGGAGCGCTCCTTTTTCACGTTCCGCTAAGAAGTTTTTCACAACTTCATTCCTAACAATGCATATGTTAGAAATGCGAAATTCACATATTCATTTGCTTTTCACATGAAATTCATACAATCTCTCTGTGCGCGCTGATTTGCAGCCGCAAATTCACACGGGAGACGCGAAACATGCTCCAGAATTCAAATGACCGCTTCATGCAGGCGGAAGACGTGGCCGAAGCGCTCGGCCTGCAAAGGGAAACCTTTCTGCGCAAGCGCAATGGCCTCATCATCGAGCACGGCATGCCGGCACCTTTGCCCGGGCAGAAGAAACTGCGCTGGCATCGTGAAGGTATGGAAAAATGGCTTCGCCAGTATGGCGAGATCAAGGCCCACGCAATGCGCACAGCCGGATCACTTGTCCGGATCCACGTGGACCGCGCCCAGCTCACAGCCGCCTATGCGGCGGGAGCGGCGGCATGAGCAAGATCCGACACTCTGGCCTGTCCGAAGTCGACGCCCTCACGCACGAAGATCCTTATGTGCGCTGTATGGCTCGCATCGCCTCCAGCGACTTCGCCGTTCGAATGGCTGATTTCGTCAATGACGAGCTCAACCGCCACGGCAACCCGATGATGCTGCTGGTTTCGCTTATGCGCTTCCAGATCCAGACGCACGCATCGATCGCTGCGAATTTCATCGCGGCGCCCGGCATCCCAACACTTGTCGACATCTACGTCGACGAGATCGAGCGGGAATACCAACCACACGCGACGCGCACCCGCGCGGAGATGCGGAGGGAGCCGGCGCTATGAACCTGCTCACCTACAAAGAACAACGTCTCCGCAAGGTGACAAAGTGCCCCCAATGCGGATCGTACCGGCAGGAATTCTGGCGATCGGAAATATTCGAGCCAACGGACGAACGGGACGTATTCACCGGCACATCCCCCAACACGTTCACGCCCAACGGCGACGACAAGGCAGCCGCGCGCTTCTGGTGCGGACTTGAGCTGTCGATCGACGAGAGCAACGAAGTCATCTGCAGGATCCCTTGCAGAGACGCATCAAAGGAAGCAGCCGAAGATCTCAACCGTGAAATCGAAGATGACTTCGAAGGCCAGGAGGAAGCGGCATGACGATGACGCCTCTCACCGAAAACCCTGCCGTGCTGGATCCGCGCAAAAACCTCGAGAAAGCGGAAAAAGTCGCCCTCGCCTCGATCGACTTTTTCCGCCAGCAGCGGATAGTCGACGGCCGCCTGCAGGTCGGCAACAAGCGCTTCAATCTGGCAACGATCCGCCGGCTTGAAGAAAAGCAGCTCGTGCGCGGCCGCGCGCCGAACATTTCGCTCACGACTGGCGGCGGCATCGCCCTGCAGAGACTGCGGGGTGACGCATGAACCAGGCACTAAAACAGATGCCGAACCTGCGCGATCGTATCGTGGAGGTTCTTCGCGATCATCACGAAGTCAAGCATATCGGCGCTCTGGAAGACAAGCTGGAAGAAGCCCTTGAGGAGATCGGTATTGTTGATCGTCTCGCCGCAGCACCGCCAAAGCAGGAGGCCCGGTACGATCTCGGCCGACTCGAAATCCGCATGCAGGAGCTCATCGCAGAGAAGCCGACATGGGCGCGGCAGGCAGCGATCGACGACCACACCCGCATGTGGTTTGTCTCCGAGCTCATCATCCACGCCAGCGGTCGCATTCCGCTCCTCGAAATCGAGGGACTGGTGTCGCGGCAGCTGGCGGCAATGGAAGGCGGTGAAGCATGAGCAATCTGCAACGCCTTTGCGATTTCATCACCGAGCGTAAATCGGCCCTGCCGCCCTACAGCTACGAACAGCGGGCGGCGCACGAACGCGCCGTTATTGCGATCGTCGATGAGTTGCAGGCAAACGAAGGTGCAGTCTGGAAATCTGACTGGCGCGGCGCATCGATCAAGCTCGCCGGCATTCGGTCGACCTCAACCAGCAGCATGCTGTCCGCCCTCTCCAACTGGCAGGCGGCGGCGGAAAAGCGGATCGCAAGAGGTGGAGCATGACTGACTTGAAAACCTTCGCAGACAAGGTGGCAAAGGCCGCCAACCGCGCCGAGCATCTTCGGAAGGCAATCGAGTGGATGGAACCTACCAGCCGCGACGCGGTCATGACGGAGCCGAAGGTTGACGTAAGCCAAACGTGGGCCAACGGCGTGCCTGGCTATTGGCAGGCAATGGAACTCATTTCTGCCGAAATGGACACGATCGCGGAGGACATCGCCAAGCGTACACTCGATAAGGCAAAAAAGGAACTCGCCGAGATCGAGGCCATGTTCACCCGCTTCACCGAGCAGGAGAACGCACCATGAGCGCCGGCGAGACCATTCACGAACTCGAGCGCCTGGGTAGCGTCCAGGACGCGCTGATGAAGCGCCTCGAGGACGAGCTGCGCGAAATGCGCGCCGCCAGGGCTGAGATCGACGGGTACCTGCAGGGTGCGATCGCAGCAAAATCGTCGCGGACCATCATGCTCATAGAGGCCCGCCGCGCGCTCGAGGACGTCGATAGCGGCTGCCCGGTGCTGAACCTAGCACGCTACCGACGCCCGGCGCTGAGGACCGTGCAATGACGATCGCGCAGTGGTCTATGTCGATCGCGCCGTTGCTCATCGCCCAGGCGCTTACCTTCATCGCAATCTGGCGCGCCACGCGCCGGAAGCAATCACCGCCCGCTTCCCCCGCAGTGGGCGGCGATGCGGGGCCGGTACCAATGGCGGACCACCGGCCCCGCTAATCCCTCCAGTGGCTCCAGTCTCCCGGGGCCTACCTGCCCGGCGGTCTTTGTTTCGCGTGACCGCCGGGCATTTTTTATCGAGGATCCGACCATGAGCGACATCAAAGCAGAACTCTACATTCATCCAAAGCTGAAATGCTTCCGCGCGAGGATCGGCGCTGTCGCCAACACCGGCCATACAATCACCGAAGACAGCGGCCGCTTCACCATCAAGAGCATCGTCACCAAAGACGCCCTGCTTTGCTATCAGGCGAGCCGCCAGGACGCAGAAACCGATATCGGAAATGAATGGGCGGTCCTCAAAGGCCGTCACAAGGCGCAGACATCGCGGGAATTCGAGGACACCTACCGTGATGCACCTCACATCGAACAACGGATAGCGATAAACGCTCTGCGAAACCATCTCGCCGATATCGCCTTGCGCGACGTCCTCAAACCCGGTGATCGCCTTCGTGCCACCAAGGCTGAGTGTTGGGCAAGCGAGGCCTCTTTTAGATTTAAAGAATGGAGCGGTGGCTGGATCATCTCAACCGGCGGATCCAGCATCGCACCCGGATCCGTCTACAGCATCAACGGCAATATGTTTCGAGTATAAGCCATGAAAAAACCCCAACCGAAAATCCCCTATGTCACCTGGCGCAATGGTCGCCCACGCTTCGAGCCGTCGAAGACACTTCGCGATCGAGGCTACAAGGGCAAGGATCTACGCAACGAGGACGACGGCAACTGGATGACGGCCGGCCAGGCGCTGGACTGGTCACAGGAATTCGCCCGCGAGATCGAGGCCGAGCAGCGCGAGCAGGCCAGAGCGAAAGCAAGGATGCCGGCGGAAAGGCCGCAACGGATTGCGCCCGTGCTGCCGACCTATCCGCTCGAGCAGCTTTGGAAAGACTGGCTCACCCCGGAGAAAAACCCGGCGATCGCGGACATTTCACCGAAGACCCGGTACGAGTACCGCAGAAACGGCGATGTCATCGCAAGACAGATGCCCGATGTTTGGGCCGCAGAAGCCGCTGCGCTCACGAAACCAATCTGCCTTGGCATGTATGACCGCATCCGGACAAACTCCGGCCTGGCGGAAGCTGTGAACACGATGCGGCGACTGGGCACCGCCCTGCAGTGGGCCATGGATCGCGGCAAGCTTCCGGAAATGCTGATCAACCCCGCACACAAGCTCCGAATGAAAACGCCGCCATCGCGGATCCGTGCCGGCACGCCGGCCGAGATCGAGCAGATGGTGAAGGTTGCTGACGCGATCGGCTTGCCCGAGATCGCGGATATGATCGTCCTGGGCGTGTGGACAGGCCAGCGCCAGAACGACCGCCGGCAGTTCACATTCCTTGGGCGCGAGCGCGGCCGCGTCAATTTTCGGCAGATGAAGACAAAGGCGATCGTTTCCATTCCAGAAGCGCCGGAGCTGACAAACCGCATCAAGGCGATGCAGGAGCGACGCAAAAAGGCTGAGGTTGTTTCACCGCACGTGGTCCTCGATGAGCGCGACTGGTCGCAGTTCGACACGTTCAGCTATTACAAGCGCTACACGCTAGTGAAGGCGGCCGCGACCAGCGGACTGCCGGCACAAGGTCACCGCAAAGAAATCAAACCAATGCCGAGCTGCTCGACGCTCCGAGATCAGGATCTGCGCGACACGGCCGTGACCTGGCTGGCAAGAGCGGGCTGCACCATTCCGGAGATTTGCGCTATCACGGGCCATACGTTCAACAGCGCAAACGAGATCCTGAAACACTATCTCGCGATGCATCCGGAGCTTGCCGACAATGCCATGCGCAAGATGGTGACCTGGCATGAGGCAGGCGGATCAGAGAGCTACGAGTGAAGGCAAATCGGTGAAACAGTATCCTGCATGATCGTCCAACCGCATGCAGGATACATACATTAAGTGATTGATTTTATTAAAATTGTTAATTCCTTCTAAGCAGTAGGTCGCAGGTTCGAGTCCTGCAGGGGTCGCCACCGCTTTCTTGCATTCCCCACAAATGACTGGTTTGGGTTCGATCGCAGACACGGTTTCATTCCGTATTTGCGCTCCGGCGATCCTTCGCTCTTCTCCATTTCATGAGATACCCGAAACCCGGTCCGATCAGCGTGCCGCCGATAACCCATTCCACCAAGGTCAGAGGTCGCTCGTCCGGATCGTGGCCAGTCAGGTAAAGAAAGAGAAAAAACGCGATAACGCCGCCGATCAAGAGGGTGATCGGAAACAACACACTGTCGCGAAAGCCTTTCAT